TTGTTGCTTTCATTCTTTTATTTCTTCTCTAAATTTAACTTCTTTCGTTAATATTTCTACTAATTCCTTTATGTCAGGAGTAGACATTTTCATGATTGTAAACTTTGCTGCTCCATCAAACATTTTGAAACATTTCTTTTTAACATCTATTGTGGTTGTGAATGAGGGATATTTGAATTTTATCATCTCAGAGATCATAGTAAATGCCGTCTACAAGTGTTGGTACTTTTTTCTTCTTCTTCTTATTGTCGTTTTCATCGTCGTCGTCTTCTTTGTGTTCTATAGTGTCGTGAATGTGCATCATGATAATAGCATAGTGGACAATTTTTTTCAGGTCTTCTCGGTTATATCCATTCTTCTTTCCGTACCTCTGCGCATACTTGATAATGTTCCCTATACAGAAGCCTTCGCCATGTCCAGCATCAGCTATGAATTCTGTGCTTTGTACCTTGTTTTGTGCGTAATGAGAACTATAGGTTTTGTCTATTCCTTCCTTTAATTCCTTCAGGTACTTTCCTTCATTGAATACGTAATGAATGCTCATTTTCTTATAGTCTCTCCTGCATATCTCATAAACAGTGCGTCCAGGATCGCTTGTTTCATCTCTTCGTAGTCTTCTCCATGATGTGCTCCATTGGTATCGGCTACCTTGACTACGGAGTACTGCTTTAGTGCCTCATCTAGGCGTTTCATATATGGGTGGTCTTTTTCGAATTTCATTTTGTTATTGTCCTCTTTTATACGTAATTTAAATGCTGAATTGATTTCTTTTTCTATTAGTCCTTGTACATAATCCCATGAATTGTTCTCTATTGGTATCATTGTTTTATTGTATCAGGATAAGGCCAGGAATGCTTCTCAACTTCAAGTTTGGACTCTGCTTCTTTCTTTTCTCTATGGTCCATTAAATCAAGAATGTCTTGACCTAACTCAGTAAGATCATTATTAGTTAGATAAGGAAGAAAACTATTAATAGTTCGTGCCATATTCTGGTGTGAATATAGCATTTCTTTTTTGTTAATGAATATTTGGACTTTATCTTCCACGGTTCTTTATTCTTTTCTGCTCTTCACGTTCTTCTTTGTATGTCTGCGCTTCCTTCTTCATATCATTTTTCAATATAATCCAAATAGATTTTGTGCCAAACATAAAGAGTCCATAGAAAGTCTTAAAAAACTCATTAATCCTATTGATCATTTTTGTTTTTTCTTTTTTCATAGTCCTTCGGTCCTTCCTTTTATGTCACAGGTTAACCAGACTTGCCCTTGCTCATCGGTGAGCCCTTTATATAATCTAGTTGGGTATACTCGGTGCTGAGGGCGATGTTTTTTCATGTATTCTGCGTCAGGCTTATTGCCTTGATGGTCTAGAACTTGTGTGCCGTAGCTATTAAGCATTTTACTTTCTCCTGCACCATTATCGTAGTAGTTCCAGCAGTCCACTTCACTAGCGAATTCTTTGTCTATTGTATAAATGACAGGGTTCCAAGTCATGACTATAGCAATCCATATCGTTGGGCCGTCACTTGAATTAGTACTACTATCCGTTGAATCTTGGTTATCAACAGGGGTAATTGCAGCTGAGGTCTCAGCATCGGCAGTATCCGCACATCCGTTAAGACTTACTGCTGTTATCATTATCATAATATATATCCACTTGTTCATAAATATCTTCGCTTTCCTTGTATATCATTATGAGGTTTATTCTCATCTACGCATTGGTAATAGGGTAATTTAGCATCCTTGAGCATATGCCTAGTTCCCCTGTGATGTCCCGGGCCTTTAACCCAATGTCCATAACATCCTATTATACTTGTTTCGCATCCAACTATCCATGTCGCCATTATAAAAACTAATAATAGCTTTTTCATCTTCGGTCTGCATCCTTTATTTTTGGGAAATGATATGCCATCTTTTCTTTAGTGGGGTTGATTAAGGGGTTATCGGTCTTACGGCGATTCCTACTGTGTATCTCATCTATGTCTTTTATGGCATCATAGCCTAGTGGATTTAGGGTCATTAATCGATTCTGATCTTGAATATGTTTCCATACTATTCTATTTCCTGCTATTTCTACCATGCTATTATCATCAAAATAACAATCACTATGAACCATATTATAGGGCTCCAAAAGATTTTCAAATACTCCTTATCCACATTCACATGGATCACAGGTACAAGGGTCACAATTGCAATGTTCGTTACTACACATTTTTTTCTCCTTTTGTTTTATTGTTTATCCTATTTATCATATAGGGGTATTCCACCAAGACTCCCAACAGAAATGTATCCATGTATTAGTGGAGTCCTTAGCAATATCATTGACATAATAATGCGGTTCAAAATCGCATTCATTATTCCAGTAGAGTACTGCAAATCGGACATCTACTCCATTGGCTCTTTTTTTAATATAATTTGAAATTTTATGAAATGTCTTACCAGAATCACATACATCATCTACAATCAAGACCTGTTTGTCTGATTTTCTAGGCAGATAATCTTCCCATTCTGGATAGTCACGCAGGGCTGTTTTGATAGGTTTGAATGGTTTCGCTAGCCAATGGGACATCATAACGCCTGGGGTAAGTCCTCCTCTCGATAATCCTACAATGACATCGGGGTCAAACTTATCTAGTACAATTTCTCTACAAAGGGAATTTACATCCCTCCGCATCTCTTCCCAACCATACCATAATTTGTTCATTTAATCCATTCCGGCTAATTTTCGTTCCACATTGTTCAGAGTGATAAAGTTTCCATGACCAGCTTTTATATATGATACCCAATAATCACTATTTTCCACAGTTATATATCTAAACAATTCAAACTGCCCCTTTTCCCCTTCTTCATAGGTAGTATTAAATCCTAGATTATTCATATCAACGGAAAGACTTTCCGCTTGAGGTTTGTAGTTTCAGGAACCACAGTACTTAATTTTCCACATATTATCCTATGGTGAGTACGATTGCGATCCAAAGCAGAAGAACGATGATAACTAATAATTCAATTGCAAGTGCTGTATGATACCATACCCAATTCGTTTCATATTGCTTGTCTCTTTCGAGCTCTACTTTGGTCTTACCTTCTTGTAATCGGGGAACCCAAATCTTTTCCCATTTCTTCTTTATATTCTTTAAAAATTGCATTAGAATTTTGCATTAGGTGTCTATTTGTTTCTGTCTATAGTCCTTAATTGCGGCCTTGATTGCATCTTCTGCAAGTACTGAACAATGGATTTTCACAGGGGGTAGGGATAGTTCTTCGACTATTTCAGTATTGTTTATGGTCATTGCTTCATCTATGGATTTGTCCTTGATCCATTCCGTTGCGAGTGAACTGGCTGCGATTGCACTACCACATCCAAATGTCTTGAATTTTGCATCAATAATTTTGTTATGTTCATCTACCTGTATCTGTAGTTTCATAACATCGCCACACTCTGGAGCACCCACAAGGCCAGTACCGACATTATTGTCCCTAGTATCCAAACTACCAACATTGTGTGGTCTTTCATAATGCTCCAATACCTTATCTGAATATGCCATTATTTGTGTAGTCTAGGATGTTTACGTTTACCTCTAGATGCACATGATTTAGAACAAAATGTATGTTCCTCATCATCTGGATAGTAAAATTCTAATCCACAATGTTTGCATACCATTTTATTGCATCCAAACAGGTTTATCTAACTCTTGAGGTTTGATTGAAAAACTGGTAGAACAACCACACGTTGAGACTGCTCTAGGATTTTCAAATCGTGGGCCAGGTGCGGATAAGTCCGTTGACCAATCTATCTCTAGTCCATCTACTACTATATGACTCTTGCGGTCTATCACTATGGGTAGACCTTTTGACTCAAACATTAAATCTTTCTTCGCTGGTTCTCCGAACTCTAAATTATATTCGTATCCAGCACAACCACCCCCCTTGACAGATATTCTCAATGGAACATCTTCAGACAATTCTTCATCCTCACGAATTCTCTTGAAGTTCTTTGCAGCTATATCTGTTAAACTAATCATAAAATGAGTGAAAATATAGTAATCATTATACTACCTATCATACCAAAAAGAAACATACCATAAGACCATCTCAACCACTTATATTTTACAAGTGCGAGGGCTTTACCTGAGAAATACATTTCTCCTGCCAATGCATCATATATTCTATCATCGTTCATTATTGTTAATGCATAATATGCTTTATATTCATTCTTTGTCATATAAGAGAAATGACCAAAATACAAAGGATCAAATTCATCTGATGTTTGATCCAACTCTCCCAAATTATTTTTTGGGTACTTAGCATTGGGTATTATTGCAATTATCGCAAATAATAATGTTAAAATACAACAAATAGCAAAGAACATTAACGGATACATCAGTATTGGATTGTCAAAGTTTGCGGCTGTAACGGAAAACACAATCGCTGAAACTGTAATCATTTGACCGGCCTTTCTATCGGCATTGATATTCAGTCTCATTTGATTGGTAACACCTAATCTAAAAATGTTATCAACCGCTGTTCTATCCTCTGGAACACCATCAAAGTAATTTTTCTTATCGTATTTCATAAACTACTTTAATGGTGGTGCATATAATAATCCTCCATGATTGTATAATCGGTTTAATCCTCGTTGTAATCCTATTGGGGTATCCGGCCCCACATTTCGTTCATATATTTCTTTATAATTTCCTACTTGTTTAATTATATTATAAGACCAAGTTGCACTCAATCCAAGTTTAGCTCCAAGATGGGGATAGTCTTTACCATTTTTCTCACCCATAAATCTTTGGATGTATGGGTCTATATGGGCCTTAAACCCATCTATATTTTTTGAATTTATTCCCATTTCTTCTGCAATGAACAGAACATAAATTGTCCATCGAACAATATCTGACCATTTCTGATCTCCATACTTAACAACTGGCCCTAGTGGTTCTTTAGAAATAATCTCTGGAAGAATCATGTGTCTGTCTGGATCAGCAAAACTCAATCGGTTTGATGCAAGACCAGACCTATCAGTACCATACATATCACAGTCACCCCTTTTATATACATTCTTTGTCTTTTCTGTGGGTTTTACTGCGACAGGGATATATGATATTCCGTGCAATTCAAAAAAGTCTGCAATGTTTTTTGCGGCAGTTCCAGTTGAACTAAAACATATCTTTGCACCTGTAAGTTGTTTTGCAGAGGATACACCAAGAGTTTTCCTTACAATGAATCCTTGACCATCATAAAATGTAGTGGGTAAGAATTCTAGTTTCTTTGCAACATTTCTTGTATAAGTAAACGTGGTTGTTGCAGAAAGAATATCTATAGAACCATCTATCAAAAAATCAAATCGTGTCTTTCCATTGACTATAGTGAATTCGATTGCATCTGCATCACCGAACATTGCTGCTGCAACTGCACGACAAATATCAACATCGAACCCCTCCCATCTATCACCATCTTCATTATTCCATATTTCTTGTGAGAAGCCTGGAAACTCATCATTGGTTCCACAAATGACATGGCCCCTTTTCTTTACTCGTTCAAATGTCGAACTATACGTTGGATTGTATTCTGATTTTGGTGCACCGACTCCAAGTTTTTCTTTCATTGGGTCTTGCCCTTCAGCAGTAGACATTGCCATCATCCAAAATGCCCAAATTATAGATACAACAAGTTTACCTACCATTATCATTGCAATGTCCGATATATTGCTAACAATTCTTCATCAGCAATTGGAGTGGTCATAGTATAATATCGTTGATGTCCAACCGCCATGAATGCTTTAATGTCAGAAAAACTTGGATATTTCATCAAGAGGTTGTGGAGTAGAAAATCTGGGCTCAAATGGCATGATGCACATTGATTATCTTTCGTAAAAACTCTGGTTGATTTCTTGAATCGTTCTGATTGAACTAATACAGAGTTGAGGTCTTTTTCCATCCATGTAACTTTTTCTTCTATATCTGGAATAACCAAAAAGGTTAAGTATATAAGAAGTGCAATAATAACATAGATAAATGATTTACTCGCAACTATTTGGTCTTTAGCAGAAAGTTCCAATTGTTGAACTTCTTCAACTTTTTTATCTATTTCTTCAATATCATGTTGTAGTATTTTTTCATCTTTACCATTTGCAATTTTTTTATCAGCCATAATTACCTCACTTCTTTCCTGCTTCGTTTAACTTTTTGGTGATTTGTTGTTGAAACCATTTGAGAACAATTGGTATGCTCACATTAGATGTCAATCCAAAAAGATAACCGATAGGATATCGGTAACTTTCATAGGCCGCAAGTTGTGGAACATTTGTAAATACAATCGAAATCAACAAATATCCAGTTGCTGACATTCCCATATTGATAATCAAATCAAGTAAAATCAACCATCCATGACCGCTGTACTTATCCTTATTATCCTGTCTGTAATTAAACAGAAATATCCAAAATGACGAAAATAATACTAATCCAAGCATCATCATTTCAGAGGTGTTAAATAAATCAAACATTTTGTTTTCTCTCCTTATAATTAGTTATTATTTAACTATTTATTCGTTAAGTTCTTTCATTTTCATTAATCGAACTTCAAGGGCTTCTAGGAGTAGGGATTGTATGAAATAACTGAGAGCAACACCTTCTTCTCTGGCAAGTTTTTCAATGGTGTGTATTGTTACTACCTGTATATCTATGTTGTTGATTGCATCTTCAAATCTTTCTCTATCCCTTCTTCGTTCTATTTCATCAAGGTCATAGTTGCTCATCCTATGTTTCCTTGTTTTCTTGCTTTTTTCTTCTTCTTAGGGGCCAGACCTTTTGATTTCTTTGTCTTTCGTGCCTGACTTTCTTTAACTGATTTGTCGATAGCTTCTTCTTTTATTTTATTTTCTTCACTAACACCTCCTGGCCATCCAGAAAGCCATGCAGTAAATTTAGTCCATAATTTTATCATTATTTCTCCATAAATTGGGGGTTGGGTTGTATATTGGTGTAATATCCACAATGTGGGCAGGTCATCTTACGAGATTTCCATTTGTAACTATCTTCTTCAGTTGCATAACTCCACCAATTTTTACAGTTACCACATGAGAAATGATATATTCGTTCCCATGTGTAAAGGTGATCTTCTCTTTTACCACCACCTACAGCTGTAATTCTTGTATTTTCTGTTACAGTATCTTCTATTCCATAATATTTTGTTTTAATACTTTACAATTTA